AGAAAAACCACTTATAGGTATTTTAAAGTATGGCAACAAAGGACTAACAAACTTAGGTATAAATGAGGGAGACCTTGTTTCATTTAGACCTGAATCTGAGTTTGAGTTTATTATAGATGGGGAATTATTATATTGTATGAAATTTATTAATATCGTTGGAAGCTATGAACGTAAAGGAGATGAAAGAGAGTATAATCCTAGCTGGGCAAAAAGCAGTTCTTGAACTTATTAAAGTTGCTGAAGAAGCTATCATAGACTCAGGGGATGACATAACAGCGGATAGATTAAAGAATGCAGCAGCAACTAAAAAACTTGCAATATTTGATGCATTTGAAATACTTCAACGTATACAAAATGAAGAAGATATACTAAAAGAAAAACCTAAAGAAGAAACTAAAAAGAAAGAGTTTAGAGGGTTTGCTGAGGGAAGAGCTAATACTAAGTAATATGTACGAGCAAAGTTTATACAGAGTACTAGACAACCACATAAAACCATCAACACTAAATAAAAAGAATATATCTAAGTCTTGGAAGTACGGATACAATGAAGATTTTGATGTTGTTGTAATAAGTAAGACAGGTCAAATAGGTGAGATTTACGAAATACAAAACTTAAAGATTGCACTACCAAAGGAGTTTGATGTTAAAAAACTACCAGGAAATAAGTGGTCTAATATTGAGTATCCAAAAGAACTTAGTAGAATAAAAACAATATTTGACTGGAAAGAGTATCCAGAAGAATTTAAAGAAAAATGGTACGATTACATTGAGAAAGAATTTGAAAGAAGAGAACAAGGATTTTGGTTTAATAATAAGGGTAATCCTACTTATATTACTGGCTCTCATTATATGTACTTGCAATGGTCAAAGATTGACGTTGGACACCCCGACTTTAGAGAATCAAATAGATTGTTCTACATATTTTGGGAAGCCTGCAAAGCTGACACAAGATGCTTTGGAATGTGTTACCTTAAAAATAGACGGAGTGGATTCTCCTTTATGTCTTCGGGAGAAGCAGTTAACCTTGCCACAATATCAATTGACTCTAGATATGGCATACTTTCAAAGTCAGGTCCTGATGCAAAAAAGATGTTTACCGACAAGGTTGTACCAATCTCAGTCAACTACCCATTCTTTTTTAAACCCATACAAGACGGTATGGATAGACCAAAGACAGAGTTGGCATATAGAGTACCAGCATCAAAGCTTACAAGAAGGAAACTTGATTCTAACGAAAAGCAAGAGGATATTAAAGGGCTTGATAGTACGATTGACTGGAAAAATACAGGTGACAACTCCTATGATGGAGAAAAATTAAAGTTACTTGTACACGATGAATCTGGTAAGTGGGAGAAACCTAATAACATACTTAATAACTGGAGGGTAACAAAAACTTGTCTTAGGTTAGGTAGCAGGATAATAGGTAAGTGTATGATGGGTTCAACATCAAATGCTTTAGATAAGGGAGGAGATAATTTTAAAAAGTTATACTATGCATCAGACGTTACGAACAGAAATAGCAATGGACAGACTGCTTCAGGACTATATTCTTTGTTCATACCTATGGAATGGAACTACGAGGGATACATTGATTCTTATGGACTACCTGTATTCGATAAGCCAGAGAAGCCAATTAAAGACACATACGGAAATTTAATTAGTAAAGGAGTAATAGATTATTGGGAGAATGAAGTAGAAGGTCTTAAAAACGACCAAGATGGATTAAATGAATTTTATAGACAGTTTCCTAGAACTGAGCAACACGCATTTAGAGATGAAGCAAAGGAGTCTATATTTAATTTGGCAAAGATATACCAACAGATAGACCACAACGAAGGGATGAAGTCTAGTTCATTAATAACTAGAGGAAACTTTCAATGGGAGAATGGGATTCAAGATACAAGAGTAATGTTTATGCCAAACCCAAAGGGTAGGTTTTATATAACTTGGATTCCTCCTGTATCTTTACAAAACAGAGTTATCTCTAAAGGTGGAACAAATTACCCAGGTAATGAGCATTTAGGAGCTTTTGGATGTGACCCATATGACATATCGGGAACAGTAGATAAGAGAGGCTCTAATGGTTCTCTTCACGGACTAACTAAGTTTAGTATGGAAGATGCTCCAAGTAACCACTTCTTTTTAGAGTACATTGCAAGACCTCAGACAGCAGAGATGTTTTTTGAGGATGTATTAATGGCTTGCGTATTTTACGGTATGCCAATACTAGCAGAAAATAACAAACCAAGGTTATTGTATCACTTTAAGAACAGAGGGTATAGAGGATACTCAATGAATAGACCTGATAAAAAGTATACAAGACTATCCGTAACAGAAAGAGAGATTGGTGGGATACCCAACTCTAGTGAGGATATAAAGCAAGCTCACGCTGCTGCAATAGAAACATATATAGAGGAACTTGTAGGAATTTTAGGTGATGATGAGATGGGGGACGTTTACTTCCAAAGAACATTAGAAGATTGGGCAAGGTTTAATATAAACAACAGGACATCTCACGATGCTTCTATAAGTTCAGGATTAGCCATTATGGCTTGTAACAGAAATCGTTACGCACCAGTAAATAAAGTAGTAAGAAAAAACATAAGTCTAGGGTTTAAAAAATATGACAACTCTGGAAGTTATTCAAAAATAAGAAACTAAATGAATGTAGTTGCAAATCCAAATAGCGTATTTCCTAGCCAGGTTGTTACTAACGCTGAGAAAGATAGTCCAGAATATGGAAGGCAAGTTGCTCAAGCTGTGGAGTCTGAGTGGTTTAATCAAGGAGGGTATGGAAATAGATTTGCTACAAATTATAATCACTTTCATAGTTTAAGATTATACGCTAGAGGTGAACAGCCAGTTCAAAAATATAAAGATGAACTTGCTATAAATGGAGACCTTTCTTATCTAAACTTAGACTGGAAGCCCGTACCTGTAATTTCAAAGTTTGTAGATATAGTTGCAAACGGGATAACAGAAAAAAAATATGAGATTAGTGCATACGCACAAGACCCTGCATCTATAAAGAAAAGAACTAACTACGCTGAATCTTTAATGCAAGATATGATTGCTAGAGAAGAGTTAGAAATGATAGAGCAGCAGATAGGGATTAATGCATTTAATACTGCTGACCGTAGTAAAATACCTGAATCTAAAGAAGAGCTTTCTCTTCATATGCAACTTGACTATAAGCAATCAATAGAGATAGCGGAAGAAGAAGCTATTAATCAAGTACTTGCTAAAAACAAGTTTGATGAAATAAGAAAAAGATTCAACTACGACCTAACCGTTCTTGGTATAGGTGCTGTCAAAACAAATTGGAATAAAGCTAATGGGGTGAAGGTAGAGTACTGCGACCCTGCAAACTTAGTTTACTCGTACACTGAAGACCCTAACTTTGAAGACATATACTATGTTGGAGAAGTTAAAGCTGTTACAATACCAGAACTTAAAAAACAATTTCCAAATATACCTCAAGACGAATTGAAGAGGATTGAGGATATGCCAGGCAATAGAGAGTACTTGACTGGGTGGAAAGGGTATGATGAAAACACAGTTCAGGTTTTATACTTTGAGTACAAGACTTACAACAACCAAGTATTTAAAATAAAGACAGGACCAAACGGGTTAGAAAAAGTTATACAAAAATCAGATGACTTTAACCCACCTGAAAATGATACATTTAAAAAAGTATCAAGGAGTATAGAGGTTCTTTACAGTGGTGCTAAAATTCTTGGAACAAATACAATGTTGAAGTGGGAACTGTCTGAGAATATGACAAGACCATACGCAGATACTACTAAGGTAGAAATGAACTATGTTCTGTGTGCACCAAGAATGTATAATGGAAGGATTGAATCTGTTGTAAGTAAGATTACAGGATTTGCTGATATGATTCAAATAACACACTTGAAACTACAGCAAGTTATGACAAGGATGGTCCCTGATGGAGTATTCTTAGATGTGGACGGGTTGGCAGAGGTTGACTTAGGAAACGGAACTAGCTACAATCCAGCAGAAGCTCTTAATATGTACTTTCAAACAGGTAGTGTATTAGGTAGGTCAATGACACAAGATGGAGAAATGAATAGGGGTAAGGTTCCAATCCAAGAGCTTACAAGCTCAAGTGGTGGAGCTAAGATACAGTCATTAATCCAAACGTATCAGTACTACTTACAAATGATAAGAGACGTTACAGGATTGAATGAGGCAAGAGATGGTTCTGCTCCATCTAAGGATGCACTCGTAGGACTTCAAAAGATGGCCGCTAATCAATCCAATGTTGCAACTAGACACATACTTCAAGCAAGTTGTTATTTAACTCTTAGAGCTTGTGAAAACATATCTATGAGGATTGCTGATTCATTACAGTTTGCCTTAACTTCTAACTCGCTTCAGAATAGTATTACAAAGTTTAACACGGCAACATTATTAGAAATGTCTACCTTAAACTTGCACGACTTTGGTATATTCCTTGAACTAGAGCCAGACGATGAGGCTAAGGCTCAGTTAGAGCAAAACATACAAGTAGCTCTACAAGGCGGTGGTATAGACTTAGAGGATGCAATTGATATTAGGCAAATAAAAAATCTTCAGCTTGCAAACGAAATGCTAAAGCATAGAAGAAAGAAAAAACAAGAAGCAGCAAGACAAGCCCAATTAGAAAATATTCAAGCACAAGCAGACGCAAATGCACAGGCTTCAGAAAGAGCTGCTATGGCAGAAGCACAAAAGCAACAGATTGTAACAGCAGAGAAAGTAAGTCTTGAACAGGCTAAATCTCAGTTTGAAATTCAGAGAATGCAAACAGAGGCTGAAATAAAAAGAGGGCTTATGGCTGAAGAGTTTAACTTTAATATGCAACTAGCTCAGATTAGAGCAAATGCTGAATTGTCAAAGGAACAAGATATTGAAGATAGAAAAGATAAAAGAGTAAAAATACAAGGAACTCAGCAATCTGAGTTAATTGACCAAAGAAAAAATAACCTATTACCGAAAAACTTTGAAAGTTCAGGTAATGATGTTATGGGGGGGATTGGTTTAGGACAATTTGACCCAAAGTAAATAGAATTTTTTAATTTATATTATATTATATTATGTCAGAAGAAGTAAAACAAGAAGGTGACTTTAAAATAAAGAGTAAGCCTAAAATGAAAAAGTTAGGTAAGACCCCTGAAGTTTCTAAAGTAAATTTATCTACAGATAAAAAAATTGAAGAAGAACCTACTAAGGTTAACTTAAACCAAGACAATGCCAATAAAGAGCAAGAAACAACAACAGTGGTTGCAGATAAACCAACCGAAACTGTACAAGAAGTGGATACAGAAGTATCATCAGGGGAAGGCTCCATTCAAGATGAAGGGGTTATTACTATCCAAGAAATAAAAGAAGAAGAAGAAATTCAGAGTGTTTCAAAAGAAATGTCAGAGGCTGTTAGAGACTCAAACATTACTGGAAAGCCACTACCTGAAAATGTTGAAAAGCTTGTTGTCTTTATGGAGGAAACAGGTGGTACTGTAGAAGATTATGTTAGATTAAATGCTGACTACAGCACAGTAGACAATAACACATTATTAAAAGAGTATTACAAAAAAAGCAAACCGCATCTTGATGATGACGAGATTAATTTCCTTTTAGAAGATAACTTTTCATATGATGAAGACTTAGATGAAGAAAGAGATATACGCAAGAAAAAGCTTGCGTTTAAAGAAGAGGTTCAAGAAGCCAAAAACTTTTTAGAAAACTTGAAGGGTAAATATTACGATGAGATTAAGTTAAGACCAGGCGTAACCCAAGAGCAACAAAAAGCAATGGATTTCTTTAACCGATACAACGAAGAGAAAAGCTTAAATAGCCAAAAGCACGACAGGTTTAAAAAAGCTACATCTGAAATGTTCAACAACGATTTCAAAGGTTTTGATTTTAATGTTGGTGACAAAAAATTCAGGTATGGTATTAATAATCCATCTGGTCTTGCTGAACAACAGTCTGATGTCTCTAATATACTTGGAAAGTTTCTAGGGGAAAACGGAGAGGTAAAAGACTACAAAGGCTATCACAAAGCGATGTATGCTGCGTCTAACGTAGATAAGATTGCAAGTCACTTTTATGAGCAAGGTAGAGCTGATGCTGTTAAGGAGGTTGTGAATGGTTCTAAGAATCTATCAGACCAACCAAGACAAACTTCTGGGGATAGCGTGTTTGTAAATGGGATTAGAGTTAAGTCTATAAGCGGAGTGGACTCTTCAAAATTAAAAATTAAAAATACAAACTTTAAAAATTAAAAAAAATGGGACAATTTTTTCCAACATCTAACGACCCTTTAGGGAAGTTTAATTTAAGCCCGATGCCTACTAAAAGTGCATCACCTTACAACTATATTGATTTTACTAGCCAAACTGGTAATGATTTTTCTCAACAGTATTTGCCAGAGCTTTACGAAGCTGAGGTAGAGCGATATGGAAACAGAACTCTATCAGGATTCTTAAGAATGGTAGGTGCTGAAATGCCAATGACTTCTGACCAAGTTGTATGGTCTGAGCAAAACAGATTGCATATTGGTTACACAGATGTTACTGTTAATACTCTAGGGACTGGCATACTTGATTTACCAGCGCTAGGAGACGATGGTAAAGCTACTAAAAATGCTATGAGAGTTGGTAATACTGTAGTATTGCAAGTTACTGGCGGAACTAACGGAGTTGGAACAACTGTGACTTGCTACGTTAGTGCTGTAAATGCCCTCACTTTTACTGTGCTTCCTTATACTGCTGCTTCTTTAGCTGCAATATCTACTCCAGCCTTAACAGCTGATGCAGAATTTAGTGTATTTGTTTATGGTTCTGAATTTGCTAAAGGAACAACTGGAATGGTTGGTTCTTTAGAAGCTTCTTTTCAACAGTACAGTAACAAACCAATTATTATTAAGGACACTTATGAGGTAAATGGTTCTGATGCTGCACAAATTGGATGGGTTGAAGTTGCTGCTGAAGATGGAACATCAGGATACCTATGGTACTTGAAGTCTGAAGGAGAAACAAGATTACGTTTCCAAGACTATTTAGAAATGGCAATGGTTGAAGGAGAGCTTGCTACAAGCGCTGCTGTTAAAGCTGCTGTAGGTGGACAAGATTCTGCTGGTACTGAAGGTCTTTTTGCTGCTATTACTGCAAGAGGTAATGTATACCAAAACTATGCAAGTGGTGCTGGAGCAGGTGGTGCTGGAACACGAAGTGCTTTAGGAGACTTTGATTTAATTTTAGCAAATCTTGATAAGCAAGGAGCTATTGAAGAAAATATGTTATTCTTAGATAGAGCTACTTCTTTAGACTTTGATGATATGTTAGCTGCACAAAACTCTTACGGAGCAGGTGGTACATCTTACGGTGTATTTGAAAACTCTGAAGAGATGGCATTGAACTTAGGATTTGACGGTTTTAGAAGAGGTTCTTATGACTTCTACAAGACTGACTGGAAATACTTAAACGATGCTACCACTCGTGGGTTAATTGATAACGTAGAAGGTGTTATGGTTCCAGCAGGAACAAGTACAGTGTATGACCAAATGTTAGGGACTAACATCAGACGACCATTTTTACACGTTAGATACAGAGCTTCTGAAGCTGACGATAGAAGAATGAAGTCTTGGATTACTGGTTCTGTTGGAGGTGCTAATACTTCTGATTTAGATGCAATGACAGTTAACTTCTTATCTGAAAGATGTTTAGTTACTCAAGCTGCTAACAACTTTGTATTATTTACAAAATCATAGCAGTTAATTATTGTAATGTTACCCCTGTCTTTTAGATGGGGGTAACCATTACTCTTATTTATTTATTTATTAAATTTTATTATATTATATTATGGCTACAAAAGAAAAAGAAAAGACTACCAAAAATTGGGAGTCTAAAGACAGGTTGTACTACCTTAAAAATGGGGTATCTCCTTTAACATTTACACTATCAAGCAAGCATTCACAAAGACACCCATTGATGTATTTTGATGAGGAATTAGGTTATGAAAGAGAGCTTAGGTATGCAACAAATCAAATATCTCCATTTGTTGATGAACAAAAAGGACCAGTAACATTAGCTCATATTGTTTTTAAAAATGGGGTGCTTATGGTTCCAAAAGAAAAACAAAATTTACAAAAACTGTTATCACTTTATCATCCTCTAAGAAATAAAATGTTTGCAGAGCGAGACGAAATTGCAGAAGCAGTAAACGAGTTAGAGGATATTGAACTTGAAATTGAAGCATTAAACTTAGCACTGCAATTAGGGGTTGACCACGCAGAGGCAATACTAAGAACCGAGCTTGGTAGCGCTGTGTCTAAAATGACAAGTAAAGAGTTAAGAAGAGACTTAATGCTACTTGCTAAAAACAATCCAGCATTATTTATTAGTCTTGCAAATGATGAAAATGTTGAACTTAGAAGCTT